CCGCGTTGCCCTGTCAGAAGAGGGAAAGAAGCAGTTTGAAATGTATCTGGACAGCGTGGGGATTGACTGGGAGATGATCTGATGGAAAACATGAGAATCTATGATGCAGTGCGGAGCGTGCCGGAGAATGCGAAACGCCCCATTTCAGGTGGGCGTCTGGCAGGGAAAACGGACATCAATCCGATGTGGCGGATCAAAACGCTGACAGAGCAGTTTGGCCCCTGTGGGATTGGCTGGTATTACAAGCCTGTACGGAAGTGGACGGAAGCGTTTGGGGATGAAGTGGCAGCATTTGTTGACATTGAATTATATGTTAAGGATGGCGAAAGCTGGTCTATGCCGATTGCCGGAACTGGCGGAAGCATGCTGGCGGAAAAGCAAAAAGGAAGTGTATATGTTTCTGACGAGTGCTTTAAGATGGCGACTACAGATGCAATATCGGTTGCATGTAAGCAGCTGGGTATCGGGGCGGATGTTTATTGGGATGCAGATGGATCAAAATATAACCGGCCGGGACAGGCTCCGTCAGAACCTGCACATAAGGCGGAGGAGACGCCGGAGGAACGTCAGCGCCGGGAACTGCTGGATCAGCTGGTGGCAGAGATGCGACGCACCGGATATGGGGCAAAGTCAGTCCTGAATAAGTATAAAGTAGACGATATGAGGAAGTTGAGCATTCTCCAGATCAAGGACTGCACGAAAAAGATGAAACAGCTTCCGGATGCTGGAAAGGGTGTGGGGTAATGGAGTGCACAGGAGTGATTGCAGAGATTGGAAGGGCAGTGAATAACTGCCCCCGGATCATCCTTGAAGTAAACGGTATTTCTATTCCCCAGCTTGTGCGGCTGCGGGAGAATGGGAAACTGAATATATCCATGAAGAAATACTCCGGGAAGCGCAGTCTGGATGCAAACGCTTATTACTGGAAGCTGCTCAGTGAGCTGGCACGGGCACTGAATACGAGCAATGAAGAGATGCACAATCTCCTGTTAGAAAGCTACGGAACGCTTGCGGAGGACAATGACGGAAATATGATCGTGCATTTTCTTCCAGAAACAGAGGACTATCAGAGATACAAGCATGAGCATTACAAACCGACGGGCGAAAGCATTGAATATGATGGTATCCGTTTTTATAAATTTTATCGTATTAAAGGGTCAAGTCAGTATAATACGCGGGAGATGTCGAGGCTGATTGATGGGCTTGTATATGAGTGCCAGAACATGGATATTGAGACGCTTCCGCCGGATCAGATTGAAAGGATGATGAAGGCATATGCAAAAACGCATGACGAGAAAGCTGGAGTTCCCGCCAGAGGTACGGCGGCGCATTAAGGAGAGAGATCGGGATTGCTTCTTTTGCCGCCGTTACTACCATATGGAATATGCCCTTGCGGGGGATCTGGTCACGAAGGACATCATGCACATTGTACCACGAAGCCATTTAGGACTTGGTGTGGAGCAGAACGGCGTGCTGGGCTGCAGGTATCATCATACCCTGCTGGATAACGGGAATAAGGGACTACACCGGGAAATGGAAGATATGCTCAAAGAGTATATGCGTGAGCAGTATCCCGGATGGACGCCGGAAAGCGTTACATATCATAAGTACGGTTGAAACACCACTCCGAAAGGGGAAAAGAAACTTTAATTCGTGCAATCATGGGGGATATATATCACGGGCATGACAGGCTACCTCCTGTTCCCCGGCGCCGGGGGAAAGCGGCGCGCCCCATCGAAAGGAGATTTTTATGGAGAACATCATTTCGTTGAACGATTTTTGCGGCGGATCGTTACTGGAAAAAGCAAACACCGCACTGAAGGTTGTGCTGGAGAATATGCAGGATCCAAACACTCCGTGGAAGAAGTCCCGCGAGCTGAACATCAAGCTGACATTTTCCCAGAATGAAAGCCGCGACGACATGGCGGTGGACGTATCGGTAACGTCAAAGATCGCGCCTGTGACGGCGATCCAGACGCGCATGGCAGTTGGGAAGGACCTGCGTACCGGTCAGGTATACGCCGAAGAATATGGCAAGCAGGTCAAGGGTCAGATGTCTTTTGCAGATGTGCAGGCAGCCGAAACAGCACCGGAGCCGGAACGGGTGGTTGTTGGCGATGATGTCGTGGATACCGAAACTGGCGAAGTAACAGGCAAAGTAATGGATTTTAGAGCGAAAGAAGCATAAGGAGGACAGGATCATGGATTTAAGAAATGCAATGGAGTACATCGCAGAGCAGGCAGCGCCGCATGTGGTTGAGATAAATGGGGATACATACACAAATAAGCGGCTGACAAGGGTTCCGCAGGAAATGCGGGCAGATCCGATCCAGATGAGGACGCTCACAAGCCTGCTGGATTATATCAGCTCGGATGTGGACGAGCTGGACGTAAGTACAAAGTATATGATCCACGTAGTATCGCCTACCCGTGTTGAGTTGGTATCTTCTCTGGACAGTGACCGTATGCGCGAGACTCTGGCAGTTGTAGAGGCACAGATCCCGGAATTTAGCTATGATACCTACATGGATCATGAGCGTTTCTTGATCGCATTACAGGCAAAATTCCTGCCGGGAGAGGACAGGGAGCTGCTGTTAAAGTTTGCGGGGACTGTGGAATCCGGTACTGTGGCGCAGTATGGGGATGATGGCGTGACCCAGAAGGCGACCGTGAAGAGCGGCATATCCTCAAAAACGGATGCAATCGTGCCGAACCCTGTAGTGCTTGCGCCGTACCGGACGTTTCTGGAAGTGGAGCAGCCGGAAAGCTCCTTTATCTTCCGAATGCGGGACAGTGATCGCGGCGGCGTGTCCTGTGCGTTGTTTGAAGCGGATGGCGGGGCATGGAGAAATGAAGCGATGAGCGATGTCGCTGCATACATTATCAGTCAGTTAAGCGGACGCAATCTGCCGGAAGGTATGTTTACTGTAATTTATTAAAAAAAGAGCGGCCTACCGAAAGGTGGGTCGCGTTAAAAAGGCGGGCGGAATGAATTATATAGCAGAAATCAACGCCTTTGAACAATGGCTCGAAACCCACACATTGCCGATCACTGCTCAGTTGTTATGGTATAAGCTGATGGCTTTTAACAACAAGACTTTGTGGAGCGAATGGATGCAAGTAGATAACCTGCGTTTGATGGCAGCCCTTCAAATGGGACGTGAAGCTACCTTAATAAAGGCGAGAGGCGATCTCATTAAAGCTGGGTTGATTGAATACCAAAAAGGGAAAAAAGGCAGCCCGAACCGTTACCATATGATTTCACTTTCCGACGGAAACACTTTCAAAAGCGTAGTACAAACCGTAGGACAAAGCGAAGTACAAAGCGTAGTACAAACCGTAGGACAAACCGAAGTACAAAGCGTAGCCATAAATAAATATAAACAAAAACAAAACATAAACGAACCTCCCCCTATAGCCCCCCTACGGCGGTTTCAGGACTTCCTTTCAGCGTATCCGGGGAGGGCAGCGACTTACATGGCGGGGACGGCGTATGCAGATCTGGTATCTTCGGGACAGGTTTCGGAAGATGACCTTGTGGCTGCTGCGGAAAACTATGCGGCTGAGTGCAGCCGGAACAATACAGAACCGCGGTTTGTGAAAAAGGCGGAAAACTTTTTGCGGGATATGACATTTGATTATTACCTGCCGGGCAAGTATGAGGCAGATCATCGGGATAAAGCAAAAGAGGAGGGATATTATGGCATCAGCGCGGCCGAATTGTAAAATCTGCAATGGGACGGGATGGCAGTTTTATACGGCGCATGTCGAGGGATACCCGCTGGAAGTTGAATATGTCAGGGCATGCCCGAAATGCTCTGGACAGTGGCATTCTGACGACCGGACGGGTGTGCCGGATGAATTTCATGAGGCGGATCTGCGGAAGTTTAATTTTGGCGCATATTCAGAGTATGCGGCTGGGCTGGAGCGTCTGGCGGGGAGTATGCTGGTAGACTGGGCGGACTGGGAGCAAGCAGGGAAAGGGCTGTACCTGTGGAGCACGACGCCGGGGAGCGGAAAAACATTTCTTTCCTGCTGCATCGCGAAGTCGGTCATGATGAAATACGGGTTGCAAATGAGGTTTATCGCTGCGCCGGATTATATCAATCTTGTGGCGGAGAGCTATCGGCGTGAGCGCGGGGAGTATGACCCATCAGAGGTGTACCGGACCTGCCAGCTGCTGGTTTTTGATGACATCGGGACACAGCTCGATAAAGAGTGGCAGCGCAAGGAGATATTCCAGCTTGTGAATCATCGAATGGCATCAGGATGCGTGACTATCTACACGTCAAATCTGCCGGTTGAAAAACTTAATATTGATGACCGCACAAAAAGCCGGATTGAACGGGATTCTATCGTGGTAAAAATGCCCGAAGAGAATATCCGCCGGAAGATTGCAGCGAGCGAGCAGGAAAGATTTTTAAGAAAAATACAGAAAGGGTGATGGAGGATGCCGAAAGACTGTGCATACCCGGCGTGTAATGTCTGCCCATATGCAGATTGTATGATGGACGAGAAAGAATTACACGCGATGCTGAAACGGCGGCGCTGGCAGAAGAATCCGGAGCTGTATCGGCAGAAACAGCAGGACTACCGCAGCAGGATCAAGGCGAACCTTCCGCACTGCGATGAGTGCGCAGATTGTTTGCTGGTGCGAAAAGAAAAACAGGACGGTTTCCGGCGGCTTTGCAGGAAAGAAATGCGGCTGATTGAACAGAAAGTGTCAAACAGTCCGCAGTGGTGTCCGAAAAGGAAGGGAAAACAAAATGGCGGAAGGTAAGCGGCGCGGGCGACCGCCTTATGAATATGATTTATACCAGCATGGGGAGTATATCGGACGCTATTTTGCGCAGGAGCTTGTGGCAATGCTGGGAATGTCCCGTGCAGTGATCAAGGATTTGACGCGGACGGGGCGCAGGACAAAAGAAGGTTATGAAGTGATGAGTGCAAAGCCGCCGGGATGGGAAGAAAGCTGGGAGGCGGCGTGCAAAAGGTTAAGGAGGTAAGGATGAAAACAGTATTGTTTGTTGTAGCATTGCTGACATTTATCGGTGTAGGCTCAGCAGTATTATATGGCATCGGCGAAATGATTGTAAATCAGCAGGATGCGACCAGTTACGGAAGGGTGGATAGAGAGGAGCGTAAGGATGGAAAATAGATGGATTCCTGTAGAGGAGCGGCTGCCGGAAAAGGATGGCTTTTATCTTGCAACTCATGACGGAGAAATTTGCGGAGAAGAAGAACCGTTTGTTGGTTTAGCTGAATTTGAAAATGGGAAGTGGGTTGATGATGAAGAGGATTATCAGTGCATTTTTGCGTGGCAGCCGCTCCCCGCACCGTACAGACCAGCTACAGATCAGGACAAGCCTTCCGGCTGGCAGGAGCAGATGGCAAGCACGTTTCTGGGGGACAGCAGATTATGAAATACATAGCGTCGTGGTCTGGAGGTAAGGACAGCACAGCGAGTATAATTCTGGCTCATGAGCATGGCGAGCCGCTTGACCTGATTATATTTTCAGAAGTCATGTTTGATACAGAAATCAGTGGCGAGCTGCCAGAACACATAGCGTTTATGTATGAAAAGTGCAAGCCAGTTTTTGAGAGCTGGGGATATAAAGTAGAGGTTCTGAGAGCCGATAGAACTTACATGGACTGTTTTAATCATATTGTATCAAATCCTCGAAAGAACATGCAGAACGCCGGAAAACGCGCAGGCTTCCCGATGACCGGAAAGTGTGTAATAAACAGGGATTGTAAAATAAAACCGATTAATACTTATTACAAAGGGAAAGACCTCGATAAGATCGTGCAGTATGTGGGGATAGCGGCAGACGAACCTAAGCGCTTAAAAAGGCTTAGCTCAGGAAAACCCGCAAAAATCTCATTGCTTGAAAAGTACGGGTACACAGAGGAGATGGCGGCAGAGTTATGTCGAAAATATGATCTGCGGTCGCCTATGTACGACGTTGCCAAAAGGGGCGGCTGCTGGTTTTGCCCGAACGCGAGAGAACCGGAGCTGCGGCACTTGCGGACAAACCACAAGGATTTGTGGGGCAAGCTGTTGCAAATGGAAGATGAGCAGAACCTGATCGTGGGTAAATGGAACCCCTTGACAGATACAAGCCTACATGACTGGGAAGAACGGTTTTTCTGGGAAGAGCAGCAAATGAACATATTTGATTTTATGGAGGGATTGAAATGAGCACTTTGGCGAATGGGGGGATGGATTTGGGGTTTTATAATATGGACTGTATGGAGGGAATGAAGAAATTCCCAGATAAATTTTTTGATATTGCGGTTGTAGACCCTCCATATTTTTCAGGGCCAGAAAAGCGCAGGTATTATGGTCGGCGCGTCAGTCCTATCGGAGTGCAGCGATTTTACGAACCGTCAGAAGCATGGAATATACCGGAAAGGGAATATTTCGAAGAACTTGAACGCGTATCGAAAGAACAGATTGTTTTCGGGTGCAATTATTTTGACTGGCACTTTCCGGCGGGGCGTATAGTATGGGACAAGTGTAACGGCAACAGCAGTTTTTCGGATTGCGAGATTGCTTCCTGCAGTATACATGATTCCGTAAGGATTTTCCGATATATGTGGAATGGAATGATGCAGGGAAAGTCGATGAATGAGGGGTGGATCCAGCAAGGGAATAAGGCAAAGAATGAAAAACGAATCCACCCAACGCAGAAGCCAGTGAATCTATACAGATGGATTGCATCGCGCTATATAAAGCCGGGAATGGTGGTGCTTGATACTCATGTTGGCAGCGCAAGCAGTCTTATTGCATATCACGAGGCGGGGATAAAGTATATCGGGTTTGAGATTGATCAAAAGAGATATGCGGCTGCTGTCAAAAGACTGCGA